ATTCGTCAAATTGCAACCCAATCTGTGCTAATTGTAAGATTGCTTGTCCTCTCATTTCATCATTGTAAGTATAACCTCTTACATTTCCACGGGTTGCGTATCTTTCACATAATTTCATCCACATTAATGCAAGTTTATCGGTAGCAATACCATGGTCAAGCGAAAAAGATCCACTAGACACATCCCCTTTCCAATGACTTTTTCCAACACAGATTAATTCATTGTTATCATTAAATTTCCAATGTTGGAATGGAGGAAAATTTAATTTTACTTTTGTATCGGCTATTGTCTTAGGATTTTTTTTCCTGCCAGGTTGGTCTGGAATATGATCGTATGACATAATTCGAAATATCAAATCAGTTTCTAAGATATGATCAATAGAGATAGTCTCTCTTTTACTTTTATTTTTTTTAGCTTCATCAATAGAAGAATTGTTTATATTATGTAATGAATTTAAAATTATATCAAATTGATGATATTCTTTAAGAATAAAACTACAAAATGAACTTTTACTTTTGTGTATTTCAGATAATATGTCTTTATTATTAAGATAATTTGTTTTTTTCATTAAAACTCCGTTTTAAATAATTATAATATACATGGGAAAAAAAGTCAATAAATACTTTGAAAGGATTACATATGGACCTATCAGATTTAGGAAATGCTCCAACAACGAAAATTCCTGTCGGTGAAGAGGCAGTTAAGAAAAGTCTATCTCCAACTAATGCTCCTAGTTCGAACCCATTAGATTCTATGAAAGCATGGTTAGGAACAAAAGATGCGGGAGCAGGATTTTCGTCAGGCGGTTTAAGTGGATTTTTAACAGGTGGAGCATCTGGATTTGGAGCCTCACTTAGGAAACAGTTCGGTTTGCCAGATGGCGGAGAACCGTCTAACACAGAAGGCAAAGGTGCAACTTGGGCAAATAAACCAGGGGTTGACAATGATTGGAGAGTAAGATTAAGTCTTGCTCCAGGATATGACAAATTAATAACAACTCCATTACAAGAATCAGATAATAATCTAATTTTTCCGTTAACTCCTACTATTATGATAAATCATTCGGCATCATACACACCTATAAAACCTATACACAGTAATTATCCTTTTTACGCTTATCAAAATTCTGCTATAGAAAATATTCAGATAACAGGTGAATTTCCAGTAGAAAACGAAGAAGATGGAAAATATTGGGTTGCTGCAGTTCATTATTTAAGAGCAGTATCTAAAATGGCATATGGTGAAACAGAACATGTAGGAGCACCTCCTCCTGTTATAAAATTAAATGGATACGGTGATTATATTTTTAAAGATGTTCCTGTGGTTGTAAGTAATTTTAATTATGAACTTGGATCAGAAATTGATTATATTTTAGTTCAAGGAGTTCAAGGAGGAAGAGAAGGAACTTGGGTACCGTCAAAAAGCACACTTTCTGTAACTTTAATTCCTATGTATAGTAGAAGACAGATTAGAAAATTTAGCTTGCAAAAATTTGTTGCCGGGAATTATATAAATGGTAGGATGAAAGGAATGTTATGAAAAAAGCTAGTAGTCCATGGAAAAATACTAGGGTGATAGATAAATTATATTTGGATATTTTGAATATTAGATCAATTCCTTATGAAGATGATGATGTTTTATACACAGTTACACCAATATATACTCATAGACCTGACTTATTAGCAAATGATTTGTATGGAGATCCTGGATTATGGTGGGTATTTGCACAAAGGAATATGGATATAATACAAGATCCTATATATGATTTGGTAGCAGGTATCGAAATACGATTACCTAAAGGTCATAATTTAAGTAAATTGCTGGGGTAATTATGCCAAAAGGAACTACCCAAGTAAAAGTTGAAACTACCACAGATGTTGGGTCAGATCAACTAAACAACGAAAATACAGCAACTAAAAGTGTTAATAACACAGATAGTCCTTTTCCTATTATTAATCCATTGTCTAATTATGTAAGTTATAATTATGTTTTTACATTTAGTTGTTTAACAAAAGACGAATGTGCTGCTCCTGAAACAACTTATAGGGTAAAAGATCCGAGTATTTTGATAATGAGATCAGGTGGAGGTGTCGACGGAGTAACTACAGAGCCTGAATCTCTTGGAACAGTAGAATATTTTATAGATAATGTGCAAGTTGGTAGTATAATTTCTCCAAATAAAAAAACTAAACAGACAAATGCTACGAGTATTTCTTTCCAAGTTACTGAACCGTATAGTATGGGGATTTTTTTGCAAGAATTAAAAGTTGCAGCCATAACAGCAGGGTATAATAATTATCTTGAAGCTCCTTTTTTACTTACAGTAGAATTCAAAGGATGGGGAGATGAAGGCGAATATTTTGAAGATACTACATTGAGAAGATTGTGGCCAATGAAATTAGTAAATGTAAATTTTAGTGTGACAGAAGGAGGTAGTAATTATGAAGTTGAAGCTATTCCTTGGGGTGAACAAGCTTCTACTGATCAAGTACAAGGAATTAAAACAGATGTTAAATTAATAGGATCAACAGTTAAAGAAATATTACAGACAGGTTTATATAGTTTATCAACTATTTTAAATTCAAGAGAACAAGAAAAAAGGCGAAGTAAACAAGTTAAAACACCAGATGAATTTATAATTGCATTTCCTAAAGATCCTAGAGAAAAAATATTTGATGAAATGAACTTAATGGCAAATTTTGGAGCGGGTAGAGTTATAAGCTTGCGTAATAAGTTAGCAGTGAGTAAAAGTGATCTATGGAAACAGTCGATTAATTCAAATACTGCAGATCCTGGATGGTATAGCGAAGAATTAGATGATATTGATAAGACTGTGCTAGGTATTATGGTTAGACGCAGTTATTTAGGAGAAATTGCAAGAAATTTTGCAGATGCTAAGGGAAACAATAATGATATAGGCAGATCTAAGTTAATAGCGGATTCTAATGATGGAACAAAAAAACCATTTAGTCGTCCGAGATTTGTTGAATTAAATGACAAAGATGGTATCTTTGAACGTAGACAGATTTCAATTAGTGACAATCTTACTACTTTAACATTTAAGGCCGGAACTACAATTCAAGATATTATAGAAGAAGTAATTTTACAAAGTGATTATGGAAGAAAAATTGGAACAGAAACACCTGATGCAAATGGATTTTTACCTTGGTTTAGAATTGATACAGAAGTTTATGATTTAGATGATCCAGAGGCTGAATTGCAAATGGGAAAACCGCCTAGAATATACGTTTTTAGGGTAGTTCCTTTTCTAACTCATATGAGTAGATACAATGTAATTAGTAAATCAAATGCTACAAAAATATTGAAAAGTCAATGTGTGAAAGAATACAATTACATTTATACTGGTAAAAATGACGATATTATAGATTTTGATATTACTTTTAATAGAGCATTTATGCAAGCTTATACACCTTTTTCAGGAAAAGATAAAGGAGGAGCAAAAGATGCAAACGCAAGTAGAAGAGCAGGAACAGAATCTGTTCCAAAAGCATTGCCAGCAGACGGAGTAAAAACAAACTCAAAAAGTGGTTATACTACTGCAGAAGAAAGTCATAAACCAGGAACAGGTTCAATAGGAGGAGGACAACCAGATAAAATTGCTACATCTGTAGCAAGAGATTTTAACGATGCGATATTGAATAGTAATGCAGATTTAATGCAAGCTAAACTTACTATCTGGGGAGATCCGTATTATATTATTGATAGTGGATTTGGAAATTATTTTGCTAAACCAGTTACAATTAATTTGAACGAAGACGGGTCAATGAATTATCAAGATGGAGAAGTCCATATTAAAATTAATTTTCGAACTCCATTAGATTATCCACATGATGTCAACAATGGACAGCAAGATCCAAGCGGGTTTATGAATTTTTATGCAGATGGCTCATATAGTCCAAATGCTTTTGGAGGAATTTATCAAGTTTGTGAAGTTATTAATAATTTTTCAGAAGGAAAATTTACACAAGATTTAAAAATGATTAGAATAAGAAATCAAGAAGATAGTGACACTGACACACCTGCTGATACTACAGCAGGCATATCTAGATCCACTATATCAAATGATGATCTAAACCTGGCTGCAAGTAATGCAGGTGGAGGAGTATAATGGCGTCAGCTGATCCTAGAGGAAATTTTTCAAGAGGACAGAAACCTACGTGGATGACAGGCGTAGGACCTTATATAGGAAGAGTAGCAAATCATTTAGATACTGAATTTATGGGAACTATAGAAGTTGAAATTTTAAAAACAACAGAATCTGGAAATCCCGGCGATTCCAGTGGATATTATATTCCTTGTACATATGTAAGTCCTTTTTTAGGACAAACACCAAGAAAGGGAGTACAATATACTGATAAGTTCGATTACACACAAAAAAGTTATGGATTTTGGGGTATACCTCCAGATATAGATACTAAAGTTTTAGTCTTAATGGCGGAAAATAATTTTGGTTATGGATTTTGGATAGGATGTATTCAAGATAAATTTATGAATTTTATGATGCCTGGAAATGCATCTACCTCTTATAGTAGTCAACCGGGCGGAGGAAAAGGCGGCGGAGGAGGAAAATATGCAAGTAAAATTGTTCCTGTTGGTGAATATAATAAGGTGCTTGCAACAGGTACAGGAAGCGATCCTACCCAGTACTATAAACCGGTAGATACTGATCATGCTGATATGTTAGAAAAACAAGGATTGACTAAATGGTCAGAAAATTTAGTAGATCAAACAAGAGGTACTACAACGTCGAGTGCTCGTAGAGAAGTTCCTAGTGCAGTTGTAGGGTTGAGCAGTCCAGGTCATGTAGATCGTAGGCCAGGTAAACCTACTGTGGAGTACGGAGAAAAATTTGGGCAAACTTTAGTTCCTTTTAGTAGACTCGGTGGCACCAGTTTTGTAATGGACGACGGAGATGAAAAAATATTAAGAAAAAAATCAGCAAATATAGAACCTCCTAATTACGTTTATATAGAAAAAAATCAAAAAGATGGCGATGTTACGTTGCCGCATAATGAGTTAACTAGATGGAGAACACGTACTGGTCATCAAATATTAATGCATAATACAGAAGATTTAATTTATATAATTAATGCTCAAGGTAATGCATGGATAGAATTAACAAGTAATGGAAAAATTGACATTTATACAGATGATAGTGTTAGTATTCATTCAGAAACAGATTTTAATTTAAAGGCAAATCGTGATATTAACTTAGAAGCGTCGGGTAATGTTAATATTAAAGCTAGAGAACAAATGCGTTTAGAATCTGGTAATGCTACGCATTGGAAAGTAGGAACAGCAGAAGTTAAAAAAGATCCTGCATTAAGACCGGAATTAGGTATTAAAAATGATGACGGAACGTGGAAGTGGGATAGTTTTGAAGATTTGCCTACTGTTGCACAACCAGGAGATAATTTGTACATTGATGTAAGCAGAGATGTATATTGGAAAGTTGGAACACATCCTAAACTAGGAGATTTTAAACTAGAAGTTTCGCAAGATGGTCATGCTACATTTGATAGAGATTTTTTCTTGCTGGCTAAACGGAATATTCATCAACATTCTAATGAATGGACATATCATTTAGCCGATACAAATTTTGATCAAAAAGCAGGTAAAGAATTTAGGCAACAATCTGGAGAAAATATGCATATCAAAGCTGATAAACATTTACGAATATATGCAAATATTAGTTCTACAGTAAAATCAAAAAATAATTTTTTTACTGCAATGAACGCGAATCATGTAAAAGCAGCGAATAAAAATTTTGTAACAGCAGGTGCAAGTAATGAATATAACGCTCCTGTAAACAATATGAGTCAAATACAATATTTTGGTAGCGGGTCTGCAAAAGGTTCAAGCGGGGAAACTGCACTAGATGCAAGGATAGCAGAAGATGCAAAATTACCTGATTGTGCTCATCATGCGTTTATACCTGTTAGGATACCTATGCACGAACCATACTTTAGCCATGAAAATTTAGAACCAAAAACTTTTTATCCAGACAAAACAGATAGCACAAATTCTATAAATGATGCATGTGATTTTGCAATTAAGTACCAGCAAAAAGAAATTAAAACACCGCTTATTTTTAAAGGAGGAGCGCAAGATGACACATTTAGGAAAGGGTCATGATGTTTAGAAAAAAACCAGTATACGAAGATTTAGTTGTCAACTCCGTCAATAAAAACAAAAATTTTAAATCAAATTCTAGAGTATATAGAGGAATAAGCACAGTAGATCCGCAAAGAACGAATGTGTTACTATATGATATAGAACTAATTAAACAGGATTTACTCAATCATTTTCATGTAAGGCAAGGTGAACTGTTGTCTGATCCAAACTTTGGAACAATAATTTGGGACATCATACACGAGCCAATGACTCCAACACTACGTAATTTAATTATTGATAATGTTAATGATATAATACAAAATGATCCAAGAATTACGATAGATAATGTCGTTGTCGATGAGTATGAATCTGGAATTCAAATTGAATGTAATTTATTATACTTACCTTATAATATTCAAGAAAGTATGCAATTAAATTTTGATAAAAATGCAGGATTTCTGTCAGAATAAAAGTAATAGCTATGGTTTATATTAAAATAAATATAAAGAAAAGGAAAATATATGTCTTCTAATGATAGACAAAACAGATTATTAGTTGCTGAAGATTGGAAAAGAATCTATCAAACATATCAGAAAGCTGATTTTCAAAGTTATGATTTTGAAAGTTTAAGAAGGGTAATGATATCTTATATTAGAGAAAATTATCCTGAAGATTTTAATGATTATATTTCTAGTTCTGAATATATAGCATTAATAGATTTAATTGCATATTTTGGTCAAAATTTATCTTTTAGAGTTGATTTAAATGCAAGAGAAAATTTTATTGAATTAGCAGAACGTAGAGAAAGTATTTTACGTTTAGCAAGATTATTGAGTTATAATCCTAAAAGAAATATAGCTGCCAAAGGTTTATTAAAAATTACCAGTGTAAAGACTACAGAATCAACATTTGATTCTAATAATACAAGTTTACAAAATCAAAATATTGTATGGAATGATCCAAGTAATCCAAATTGGTATGAACATTTTATAAAAGTATTGAATAATGCATTTAGTTCTAATAAAAAATTTGGAACGCCGGTAAAAAAAGCTGTAACAAATGGTATTTCTACAGAAAAATATGAATTAAGTTCTATAAACACCGACGTTCCAGTGTATAGTTTTTCGAAAACTATCGACGGATCTAATGCTACATTTGAAATTGTTGCAGCAGACATAGATGAAGAAATTGTTGAAGAAGTACCAACAGAAGGAGGATTGTTCTCAATAGTTTATAGAGAAGACGGGTTAGGACCAGCAAGTAATAATACAGGTTTTTTTGCTTATTTTAAACAAGGAGTTTTAGATTATGGTGATTTTACAATAACAAATCCTAGTCAAAATCAAATAGTAACAATTGATGCAATTAACATTAATAATGATGATGTATGGTTATTTGAAATAGGAGAAGATGGTAGTCCGATTGAGCAATGGACAAAGATAGATGCAATTGAAGGTAATAACATAATTTATAATGATGTTATAAAGAATAACAGGAAAGTTTTCAGTGTTTTAAGCAAGATTAATGATAGAATTAGTTTGATATTTGCTGATGGTACATTTGGAGATTTACCAAGAGGAAATTTTAGAATTTACTATAGGAGTAGTAGGAATCAGAATCTAGTTATAACACCAAGAGATATGCTTGGTATTTCGATTGATATAGAATATCAAAGTGTGTCTAATAAAATTGAAGTTTTAAGCATGATATTCGAATTACAATACACTGTAGCAAATGCTAGTACTTCTGAAAGCAATGAATCTATTCGAAAATTAGCGCCTATGAACTATTACACTCAAAATAGATTAATTACTGCAGAAGATTATCAAATTGGACCATTATTAGCAAGTACAAATATTGTAAAAACCAAAAGTGTAAATAGAATTTCAAGTGGTATATCTAGATATTTTGATTTAATAGATTCGACGGGCAAATATAGTACAACAAATTTATTTGGTATAGATGGTGTGTTATATAAAGAAAAATATAAAGATTATATAAATTTTTCTTTCAGTAATTTAAATGATATAGAAAATTGGGTTCTCAACACAATTGAACCATTGTTAAAGTCTAGTAAGATTAAAAATTTCTTTTATCAAAATATAACTCCTATACCTTATGTAGACCAAGGCTTGAAATGGATTTCAATAACTGAAGATCAAAATTTAAATACAGGATATTTAGAAAATGCTAATGGTATAAAACAAGTTGTTGGAACTGCAACGACATCAATATTACAATACATTAAAACAAATACATTAATTAGATTTGATGCTCCTTCAGGATATCATTTTGACAAAAAAAGGAAAATTGTTGCAGGAGAGGCATCAAGTGTAGGAGATGTAACGTATTTTTGGGCAAAGGTAGTAAAAGTTAGCAATGATGGAACCGAAATTACTGAAAATGATGAAGGTCCTATTGTTTTTAACGACATAATTCCTACTGGAGCGTTACTTGCTGTTATTAGACCTTTTTTATCAAAAAATCTAGAAGATTCAGTAAGAAGTGATATAATAGATAAGATTGCTGCTTACAAAACATTTGGACTTAGATATGATAGGATTGCAGATAGATGGAGTATCGTCGAATATGAAAATTTAAATTTAGTAGCAGATTTTTCAATTGGTAAAACAGGAGATGTAACAGAACAAAAGTTAGATAGTAGTTGGTTGCTTGTATTTGAATATAAACAAGAACAATACGAAGTACAGTATCGAGCTGCTAGATTTATTTTTGAAAGTCCAAAAGAAGTAGCATTTTATTTTGACGAATCAGACAAGATTTTTGATGTTGTTACCGGAAGAATAATCCGAGATAAAATTACAGTTCTTTCAAGTAATTTAAAACCTAACAGTATATATCCTTTTACTGTAGATTATGATTGGGCAATTACGAATAATTATAGAGATGAACTAGGTTATATAACAAATAAAAAAATAGAAATAGATTTTTTTGATAGTGATGATGATGGAGTTCCAGATGACGAAAACTTGTTTGAAGAGATTGTTAATGAAAATTTACTCCAACCTCCTTACACACTGATTTTCCAGAAAAAAACATTATCTATAAATGGTGTAGAAATTTTTCAGTATATAGATAACGATATTGAAAATATTCTTATCTTACAGTCTGTTGTTAATCTAGGACCACTAAGTCAATATGTAGATAAGCAAATTATTTATTTTATTCGAGAAAATATTTTTAAGATATATCAAAAGGCCACATCTAAATTTATATTAACAAATGATTATAAAGCTTATGTTGGGCGGGATAAAATTAAATTTAAATATTTACATGCTGCAGATAATCAACACAGAATAGATCCGAGTGTATCTAATATTATTGACACTTATATTTTAACAAAAGATTATGATACTGAGTTTAGAAATTATTTAAATGGTGCTACAGATGCTAAACCCTTGCCTATGTCGTCAGATGCTTTATCTTTAAATTTTAGTTCATCGATTAATAATATAAAATCAGTTACCGATGAAATAGTTTACCATCCTGCAAAATACAAAATTTTGTTTGGAGCCAAAGCAGATTCATATTTACAAGCTACTTTTAAATTGATAAAAAATAGCAGTATTTCTTTAAATGATAACCAAATTAAATCTGATGTAGTATTTTATATTAACCAATTTTTTAGTTTAGAGAATTGGGATTTTGGAGAAACATTTTATATGAGCGAATTAGAAACATATGTAATAGATAAGATGGCTCCTAATATTGTTTCCTTGGTATTAGTTTCAAAAGATGCATCGCAAAGTTTTGGTAGTTTATATGAAATTAGGTGTGAAGATGACGAAATATTTATTAATGGAGCAACTGTTGCTAACGTAGAAATTGTCGAAGAATTAAACGCTACTAAATTACGATCTAATGGTGTAGTAGTTAATAGTACAATTGTAACAACAGGAATCCAATCAAAGAGTTTATAAAAGGAATTATAATGGCTTTTGATGATAATCAAACAGATCCAACTTTACCATCCGGTAATAAATCGTATAGAAGAGAATCAGTAAATCACTTACCTAAATATTATCGAAGTGAGTTTAATAAAAAGTTTTTACATGCTACATTGGATCAAATGATACAGCCTGGTAGTGTTGAAAAAATTAGTGGGTTTTACGGTAGAAAAACAGCAAAGGCATTTAATCATAAAACTGATATATATGTTGGAGATATCTCTGATGATAGAGAGAATTATCAATTAGAGCCTGCTTTAGTTATAAAAGATGATTTAGGTAATGTAAATTTTTATGCAGATTATGTTGATTTTGTAAATGCGGTAAAAATTCAAAATGCACCTACTTCAAAACAAAATTTATTAAATTCAGCTGAAAGCTATGCTTGGGACCCACACATAGACTGGGATAAATTTGTAAATTTTAGAAATTATTATTGGTTACCAAATGGGCCAGAAACTATTACAGTCTATGGACAATCTAAAGAAATAAAAAGTCAAATAAAAATAGAATTATCAAACAACGTTGATAATTTTACTTACATTTTTACACCTGATGGATTAACAAATAATCCTACTCTTACATTATTTAGAGGACAAACATATAGGTTTTTAGTTAATTCTCCAAATTATCCAATTGCGTTTGTATCAAGAATTACGTTTACACCTGGTAGAGAGTACACAGATCCAACTGATAATACTTCGTTAATTTATAAAAATGGTATTACAAATTTTGATGAAGATGGTAACGTAGTCCGAGATAATTTTATAGAAAATGGTTTTATAGAATTTACAGTCCCACAAACTGCTCCTGATAATTTATATTATATTTCAAAAGAAGATCCTAATCTTGCAGGTATGATAAAAATTTATGATTTAATTGAAAATACTGAAATAAATGTAGAAAAAGAAATTTTAGGAAAAGCATTTTACACTACTAGTCAAGGTTGGGATTTATCAAATGGTATGAAACTAAATTTTGTTGGAGACGTAACACCAGCAAAATACAGTAATGGAGAGTGGTATGTAGAAGGTGTTGGAGATGAAATAATATTGATAAACTCAGAAGATTTAGAGTTAAACAGTTTATTTGTATCAAATTTAGATGTGCAATTTGACAATAAAGGATTTGACCAGCTACCATACGATGAAGCAATAGGATATGCTAAAAATAAAGATTATATTGTAATTAATCGTAGTAGTAATGATGGAAATCTTTGGAGTAAGTATAATAGATGGTTTCATATAGATGTGATTGAAAAATCTTTAGAATTAAATCAGCAAGAAAAAAATGTTGATCAGTTAAGCAGAGCGTTTCGACCTATTATAGAGTTTGAGGCTAACATTAAATTATTTCAATTTGGAACAAAAAGTAAAAAAAACGTAAATTTAGTTGATACCGTAACTAAAGATGTTTTTTCAACTATAGAAGGATCTTTAGGGTATAACATCGATGGCGTAAATCTAACAGAAGGTATGAGGATACTTTTTTTAGCTGATACTGATGTACTGGTTAAAAATAGAATTTTTGAAGTTAAATTTATAGTTGTAAATAGCAATACACAAATTACTTTAATAGAAACAAATGATTCTATTCCTTTGATAAACGAAAGTGTTTTGATTATATCTGGAACAGAATATAAAGGAAAATATTTTTATTATGACGGTAATGATTGGGTTTTATCTCAAGCTAAAACATCTATAAATCAAGCGCCTCTTTTTGATCTTTTTGATAAAAATGATGTATGGTTAAAGGATCCTATAATTTATGAATATAGTCAGTTTTCTGGCAATAAATTGTTTTCTTATCAGACAGGAGATGGTGCTGTTGATAATGAGCTAGGATTTCCATTGTTGTATCAAAATATAACAAATAGTGGCGATATTTTATTTTATTTTGATTTAATAAACGATAGTTTTACATATTTTAAATCAAATTCAGTTGTTGAGTATAAAACAGATATATCATTTTTACGAAAGTACACGTCTAAGGATAATTATGAAGTTATAAATGGTTGGACAAAAAGTAGCAAAGATAATCAACCGGTAATTAAACAATATGTTGCAACAACAAGTAAAACTTACCCATTAGATATGTATGAAGATGTAGATTTTACATCTATTTGGTTAAAAGTTTATGTTAATAATAAAATACAAAATTTAGCTACCGATTATGTCATTGAAAGAGACATTAATAATTTTTATTTTATAAGATTTTTTAAATTAAACGTAAATGACAATATAATAATAAAATCAAAAGCAAAAAGTAGTAAAACTGATAGTGGATATTTCTCAATTCCGAATAATTTAGAGAAAAATCCGTTGAATGATAATTTAAATTCTTTTACATTGGGTGAAGTTATAGATCATGTTGCATCTATTGTAGAAAATGATTCTAGATTTGTAGGAGAATTTCCAGGAAAAGGAAATTTGCGAGATTTACAAAATCTATCTCAATATGGGTCTAAATTTTATAAACACTCAAGTCCATTTAATTTATATGCATATCATTTGCTAGATAAAAGTAGTAATATTATAGATGCTATAGATTATGTAAAAATTGAATATGGTAAATTTAAAAGGCAATTTTTAGAAATTGCTACTAATCTCGGATTTACTGGACCCATTAAAACTCATGTGGATAAAATTTTACAAAAATTTATTGAAGATAAAAAGGAAAATTTTCCTTTTTATCTTTCAGATATGGTTCCAATCGGAGGAAAAATTGTAAATTCTGATATTGTAATTGATAGTGATCAAATGTATTGGAATTTATCTAAACCATTTCAATTAAATGAATTAAGTTATAATGCAGTAGGCGTTTATAAGAACCAAAAACAATTATTATATGGTTTAGATTATGATTTTAGTGAAGATGGATTTGTCAAAATATTTGGAAATAAAAATGTAGATGATACTATTGAAATAATTGAGTATGACAGTACAGTTGGATGTTTTGTTCCTCCTAGTCCAACAAAGTTAGGTCTTTATCCCAAATTTCAACCTGATTTAAAGATAAATGAAGTTGTAAACAAGGACGAACTAGTAGATGGAACAGGGCCATTTAAAGCATATGGAAAAGAAATTATTGATGGTAAAGATGATTTAATTGGTTGGTTCTATCCAGTTTATGTAGATTTTCGATCAGCAAAACAAGCAGATATTGATAACGGAGGATTAGGGGATGTTAATATCCATATTTTAAATGGTAGTACAACATCCTTTTACATTCCAAAAACTTTGGAAAATAGCGGTGCTGAAGATAGTTCAGCATACAAAGAATTAAATCTTGGAGTACAATTACTTATAGGGCATGACGGAAGCAGAACTGTTGCATATAAAGATTATAGAGATGCGTTGATTTTAGAATTAGAATATAGGATATTTAATAATATTAAAATTGAATATGATCCTTCTTTATTAGATATCCATGAAGTTATGCCAGGTTATGGTAGGGATACCGGCTTTTCTTTATATGAATTTAATAAGGCATTATTGACTGATTTTACAACTTATACAAAATTTGTAAATGTTGAATACACTGATAATGTTTATTATAACAGATTGAATCCTTTAACATATAATTATAATAAATCTAGATTTTCTAATGGTGAGAAGGTTCCTGGTTACTGGCCTGGTATATATCAATATTTGTATGATACTGATTTGCCGCATACTAATCCATGGGAAATGCTAGGTTTTAAAATTAAACCTAGCTGGTGGGACGACCAATACGGATCTCCGCCATACACATCTAATAATTTACTTTTGTGGGAAGATTTGTCCAAAGGTATAATTAGAAAGCCTACGTATACTGTTAACAAAAAATATATTAGACCATATTTGTTAGAAAACATACCGGTTGATGAAAAGGGAGTTTTAAAATCACCAAATTTATTGAATATAATAAAAAATAAAAATTCATCAACATACACAGACGAGTTTCTCTTTGGTGATAGTTCTCCTGTAGAAATGGTTTGGAAAAGATCTAGCGACTATCCTTTTTCTATAATTAAAGCTTGTATTTTACTTAGACCTGCTTACATGTTTTCAACTGGGTTTGATAGATATAATCAGATTCGCGATTTATCAGGACAACTTGTTTATAGAAGTACCAAAAACCATATACAATTAAAAAATATTAATTTTCCAGATAATTCAACATCAACAGGCAATCAAATAACTAGTGGATTAATTAATTTTGTTGTAGAATATCAAAATACAATATTTTTAAATAAATTCGATCAATACAAAAAAAATGTTGCATTAATTACTAATCAAATAAGTTTTAAAGTTGGAGGATTTACAGATAAAAATAAATTTAATTTAATATTGGATAGCAGAACGCCATTAAATAAAGG